TTGGCTTCATTTGGGAATGAAGAGTGGCACTGCCTATGCCGCTCTCACCAAAGACGAAGCCCAGAGGCTTCTAGAGGGCTTACAGGCTATCTTGCAGGTCGCAGCATGAGCGAGACCAACATGAGCGAGTACATTGCCGGCTTTGACGCCGGCTATGACTGCGTCCTGCGCGAGATTGAGCGCTACATCAAGCGCCACGACTACGAGCCACGGGCCCAGTGGCCGCTTGATCGGCTGCTGGCCCACCTCAAGTACCACTTGAAGACTAAGGACAAAGATGACTGAGCGCATGGAACAAGCTTTAATTTTGGCTGACAAATGCTGGGGTAAGGCTTACCGAGCTTCTCCAATGTTTGTCGAAAAGTATTTAGAAATTTTGCAAAGTTTTTTGTTGGCCCGCCCGGTTGTGATGGGTGATGAATTTAGGGCGCATTGTGAATTACAGGGCTTGCGGTTGCCCGACAACTTACATCACAACACTTGGGTCAGTGCAGCGCGAGCAATGCAACACATGGGTTGGATCTCGCCCGTGACAAAAGTTGAGCCTGTGCAGCCACACAACCACATGCCGTTGGTCACGTTGTGGAAAAGCAACATTTTTGGGGACAAGCCGGTGCCGTTTGATGACCGGCAAAAGAGTCTGTTTTAAACCACTTGCAAGGGTAAAGCTATCAACTTGTGCAACTTGTGCAACTTGTGCAAATTAGGGTAAACACCTAGAAGAAAAGTGTTGCACTGTTTAATTTGGTGTTACACTAAAGTCACTGCACCACCGCAGCACCACAGAACCGAAAGCGAATCATGACTCACCCCTTCCAAAAAGCCGGCCTCGGTACAGCTCCTTTCTCCTGCACCCACGTCAGCGAGAACGTGTTCGCTTTGCCAGACGGCACGTCAAAGGCCGGCGGCTGCTGCGACTACTGCGGCACCGGCATCCGGTGGGAGTTCTGGATCAAGGGCAGCATCGCTGGTGCTAAGCAGTTCAAGGTTGGCTGCGACTGCGTGGCCAAGACCGGCTGGGGCATCGAGGGCTTTGAGAAGGTCCGGGCCGATCACACACGCGCCCGTCGCCAAGCCGGCGTACAGTCCCGCCGGGCGGTTCGTCAGGCACAAGTGGCCGCAGAACGCGCTCAGAAGGCCGCTGGCCGCCAAGAGGCTACCCAAGCATGGCGTGATGCCCACAGCGCCGTGGTGGCCCGCCTGACGGCCTACGAGGGCACAAACAGCTTCCTGCGCGACATGGCCTTCAGCTTGGCCAACTGGGGCAACCTGTCCGCCCGCCAGCTTGAGACCGTCGAGTCCTGCTTTGCCGTCATTGACCGCCTTGAGGCCGCACGCGCCAACAGCCAGCACGTCGGGGCAGTTGGCGACAAGATTACCCTGACCATCACGGTTGAGCGCATCATCGTGCTTGAGTCCCAGTTTGGGACCACCTTCATCACCCTCGCCCGCGACGAGCAGGGCAACACCATCTTCTACAAAGGCCGCGTGGACATTGGCAGCAAGGGCGATACCAACACCATCAAGGCATCCGTCAAGGAGCACACCGATTACAACGGCGTCAAGCAAACCGTCATCCAACGCCCCAAGCTGGTGGAAGTGGCATTAGGGTAAGTCCCTATACAAATAAATTTACAAAAGGGCTTGACAACCCTTTTGTTTAATGTAGAATTACACTCAGACACCAAACTTCTTGGTGTCGTAACAGCGAAGGAAAGCGAAATGAGAGCAATAGTTAAAGCAGCACTGGACATCCCTGAGATGATTTTTGCGTTTGAGACAATCTGCGAAGACGACAAAAAAGAGCCTTCGGATTACACCGACGAGGAGATCGTGAGCGAGGCTGAGTACCGCCTGATGACTTACTTTGAGACGGGTCACATCAACGATGACATGAGAGTAGACGATGAAGGCGTAGGCCAAAAAGTTGCCCTGAAGGACATCAGAATGCTCAAGGCCTTTATCAAGCGGTACAAAACCGCTGAAGGCCAGTGGAGCAAGTACACAAACCATCTCATCAAGTAATCAACAAGGGGGCTTCGGCCCCCACAGGAGACCCCCATGACACAAGCAGAATTTGATCGACTCGTCACGCTGGACATCCAGCGCTTGGTGGCCAGAGCTCAGGCCGAGTACGAGGCCAAGGTGGCCGCCGAGGAAGAGGCTGCATCATGAGCTGGGTGGCAGCGGCTCTGGTGGCCCTTGTAATGTCAACAGCCTACCTGCTGGACGGCCCCAGCGAGCATGAGGCGCAGGTGGACACCGTAGAGGAACGGATTCAGAAAATGTGCGGAGAGAACGCTGGCTGGAAGATGTTAGACGATGGCAGCATCCAGTGCTACACGCACCGGGGACTCAAAACAAGGAAGGTAACGTTGTGAATGACGATGACGACTACAGCATGATTGATGAAGTCATGTACTGGGCGACCATCATCTTCTTGGTCTTGATGACCATCACATTCCTTGGCGTGATAGCTGGATTCTTGTGGGGGATGCTATGACGCAAGACGACACCATCCGCATGGCGCTGGAAGCGGGGTTTGTTGAGTACGAAATTGACGACGGTACTACCGACGCTTTTGATGGCGCTGCAAGAAATGGCAAGGCAACCCAAAGCAATTGCTCACAAGGGAGTTAACCTCCCGCACTTTGGGTTTACGATTTTTGCTGAAAGCGAGAATGAGTTGCGCGAGGTACTTCAGTGTGACACGCTAACGCATTCACTGTTTCTTTTAATCTTGGCCGAAGCACTGGCCGACGAGGGAATGTGATGACTAAAGAAGTAATTGAAAACGGAGAACCGTCAATGCACAGAAACCCACCTGCGCCGCTGACGGATGAGGAGATTCAAATCATATGGGATGTAGCAGCAAGCTCTATTCCCGGCTGGTCACGCCACATTGCATTTGCCCGTGCCATCGAAGCTGCCCACAACATAGGAGGAGCCAAACCATGACTAAGAATGAAGCATTACAAATATGCCTTGAGTACATCGAAACAGACAAGCATGAGCGCAAGTATGTACGTCATGCTATCAAAGCTGCGCTGGAGCAAGCCGAGCAGCCAGCACAGCGCCCGTGGCAGGGTCTGACAGATGAGGAAATTTTTCGCGCAGACCCGCGAATAGAGACATCAGACTCAAATGTCAATCCATATCAAATACTCAAAAGCGCCCGAGCCATCGAGGCCTTGCAAATACTCAAAAGCGCCCATGCCATCGAGGCCGTGCTGAAGGGGCGCAATCATGGATAACTGGCCATTCCCCACCGATCTGCCACCAGCCCAGCCAAGCAAGCCAATACCCTTCAATCCAGATAATTTTGAGGAGGCACCGTGGTATAATATCTAACAACTGAAAGCGAAGAGAAACCGACTCGGTTTCGACCGGCACGCCCGGGTACATCAAACAACACGGAGAGAAATTATGAGAATTTACATTGTCCGCAACACCTACGGGGTGCGGCTGGTAAAAGCCAACTTGCGCCAACAGGCCCTGAGCCACGTTGCCAGCACGGAATACACCGTTGGCGTAGCGTCGCAGGATGATCTAGTCGAGCAAATTACTGCCGGGACACCCATTGAGCAGTACAACGCCGGAGAAGAAATGGTTGAGGGTAGCGAGTCGCCGGGGAACTGATAAGGAGATTCATGTGACCCAGATCTTTAGCCCAGATTGGACAGCGTGGATCAAAACCAATACGGATGCGGGTGTCAAGCAGGATGTCATTTTTAAAATTTTGCTTGAGCACGGCTTTGATCACGCGGACATCCAACAAAAAATTGGTTTCACGCCAAACGTGCCTTTGGGAAAGCCGCTGCAAATTCATCTCTCCAATGCTGCAAATCTTTCCACAGACTTGGCAGAATTTTATGTTTTAGATGATTTTTTGAATCATGAAGAATGTCAAGAACTATTTAAGATTACTCAATCCTCAATGGTGCCCTCTCAAGTAAATGACCAAAATTCAGTGGATTTATCTAGTAGTTTTCGCACCAGTATGACATCTCATCTTAGTACCTTAGATAATAATTTTGTCAAGTCCATTAATTCAAGAATTTGTAATACAATTGGTATTAATGACTCTTATTCTGAGGGGATTCAAGGACAGTATTATACGGTGGGTCAAGAGTTTAAGCCCCATCATGATTACTTTGGTGATAAACTCTACCACCTCCCTACAAAGACACAAGGCGAGCGCACCTACACTTTCATGGTCTATCTCAATGATGTGGAGGAGGGTGGGGAGACGGAGTTTTCTCTTTTAAATATTAAAATTAATT